CGGCCTTTCCGTATGGAGAGAACGATGATTTTGTAGATTCGACAACACAGGCTATACTAAGATTTCGTCAGGGCAACTTCGTAAGACTTGATTCAGATGAGGAAGACGATGAGCCAGTGCCGAAACAAAGAATATATTATTAAAATTATGGGAGTAATTTAATCATGGTAAAAAAAGCAATCGTAAAAAAAGGTGCTAAGGAAATAGCTAAAAAAGTTAAACCTAAACCTAAACCTAAAACTAGACCTAAAAAAACTGCACCTCCAGCAGCAACTACACCTAAAACGGCAACTACACCTAAACGTGCAATACCAGCAGCAGTAGCTCCAATAGCAGCTGGTACGGCAGTTATAGGGGCTGGCATAGCAGGAGCTAACAAAAACAAAGGTGGTAAAACTTTTGATGACGCTTTTAGAACAGCTAGAGCAAAAGGCGAGGGTACTAAATTTACTTTTAACGGTAAGTCTTATGTAGCTGTAACCAAAGATGATCTTAAGAAGAAAGGTTACAAAACTGATACCTCTGGATTAGCAGCTTATAACAGAGCTGGTGGTAGAAAGAAAATAGACATCGATGCTGCAGCAAAAAAAATAGTAAGCGAAGTTAATAAAAATAATAAAGCAAAAACTAGAAAACAAAAAAGACAAGAGCGTAGAAAAGAAAGAATAGGCTTTGCAACTTTTAAAGAACGTAGACAAGCTAGAAGAGCTGCTAGAAAATCAAAAGGTAAATCACAACTTGGAACTACAGGCTTAGGCGGTACAACAAGAAAAGTACCTGCACTGAAATCAGGTGGCGTAGTTTCTGCTAGAAGATCAAAACCAAGAGGTGTCGGTGCGGCTAAAAGAGGTTTTGGTAGAGCTTTAAAAGGATAACATGCCTAAAAAAGAAATAGCTAGAAAAGGCTTACAACATATTAGTAAGCCTGTAAAAACAGTTATGGACAAGGTTGTTAAGAAAAAAGCTGACAGAATGAAAGAGAGAATCCAGTTAAAAGAAAATAGGCTACAAAAAGATTCCCCTTACATAAGCAATAAAGCTTATAACAGAGATTCTAAAGAAATAGCTGAAATGAAACAGGAACTTTTAAGATTTAAAGTAAAATACAACGTAAAGGGTTAATATGTCAGACGTAGACAAAGCCATTACTCCTGAAGATCAGGTAGAACTAGGAGTTCGTGATCGTTCGAAGGAAATGGAAATTGAGGTTGAGGTTGAAGAAGAAAATCTTGATCTTGAAGAGTTTGAGCAAATGGAAGACGGCACCATCATGTTTGGTGCTCCCACACCACCTGTAGATAATACCGACTTCTATTCTAACTTAGCTGAAGAACTAGATTCCTCTGAACTTAGCGTGATTAAGAACGACTTAATGGCTAATGTTGATTCTGACAAAGACTCGAGATCCGATTGGGAAAAGACTTATAGAGAGGGTCTTGAACAATTAGGTATGAAGTACGAGGAAAGAACGCAACCATTCGAGGGTGCTTCTGGAGTTATGCATCCGCTTTTAGCCGAATCCGTTACTCAGTTCCAAGCACAGGCTTATAATGAGTTACTCCCATCTCAAGGGCCTGTCAAAACTCAAGTCCTAGGTATGACAACGGCTGAATCTGAGCAACAAGCATCGAGAGTTCAGGAGTTTATGAACTATCAGCTTATGCAGGTTATGAAAGAGTATGACTCTGAAACAGACCAAATGTTGTTCTATTTGCCGTTATCAGGTTCTGCATTTAGAAAAGTTTACTACGATCAAAACTTAGACAGAGCCGTATCTAAGTTCATACCTAGTGAAGACTTGATTGTGCCCTACTCTGCAACTGACTTGCACAGTGCCACAAGAATTACGCATGTCATTGATATGTCGTTGAATGACATAAAGAAACTACAACAAGTAGGTTTTTATCGTGATGTAAACATATCTATGGGCAACATCATGGCAGATGACTACGATGAGATTCAAGAAGAGATAGACGAACTTCAAGGCGTTAGCCCTAATTACAACGACACCGATACTTGCAAGGTATATGAAATACATACCGAACTAGACATACTTGGCTTCGAGGATTTAGACTCAGAGGGCGAGCCTACTGAAATTAAACTGCCATACATTGTTACCATTGCTAACGACAAAGTTCTATCTATTCGTAGAAATTACAAAGAAACCGATCCGTTAAAACAGCGTATCAATTACTTTGTGCACTATAAGTTTTTACCAGGTCTAGGATTCTATGGCTTCGGTTTGACTCACATGATAGGTGGCTTGTCTAAAGCATCAACATCTATTTTGAGACAACTTATTGATTCAGGTACATTATCTAACTTACCTGCTGGATTTAAAGCTAGAGGCATTCGTATTCGTAACGATGATCAGCCATTACAACCTGGTGAGTTTAGAGACATGGATGCTCCTGGCGGAAGTTTGCGAGACGCTTTCGTACCGTTACCTTTTAAGGAGCCAAGCCAAACCCTGCTCTCTCTCCTGGGTATCTTGGTCGACAGTGGAAGGCGTTTCGCTTCGATAGCCGATACACAAGTAGGAGACGGTAATCAAAATGCACCTGTAGGTACAACGATTGCGTTATTAGAGCGTGGTACTAGAGTGATGAGTGCGATTCACAAAAGATTGCACGCATCTCAAAGAATTGAGTTTGAAATACTATCCAAAGTATTTAGTCAGTATTTACCACCGAACTATCCTTATTTAACAGCTAACGGCAACCAGTTTATTAAATCGCAAGACTTTGATGATAGAGTAGATGTCCTGCCAGTTTCAGACCCTAATACATTCTCTATGAGTCAAAGAGTTATGATGGCTCAAGAAATACTTAGAACCGTGCAAAGCAACCCTGAGATACACGGTCCAACAGGTTTGCATGAGGCCTATCGAAGAATGTACGGTGCTATGGGTGTGCAAAACATAGAACAGTTATTGCCACCACCACCACAACCACAACCTTTAGACCCAGCTAATGAAAACGCAGCTTTGATTGCAGGTATGCCTGCTCAAGCTTTTCCAGGTCAAGATCATGATGCACATATTAATTCGCACATGTCTTTATACGGAACTATGACAGCACAAGCTAATCCTGTTGTGCTATCTTTGATTCAAGCACATATCTATCAGCATATATCTTTTAGGGCTGCTGAGATAGTAGATCAACAAAACGCACAAAACCAAGAGTTTCAACAAATGTTACAGCAAATACAAATGTTGCCACCTGAGGTTGCACAAGGCTATCAACAACAGATACAAGAGAAAGTGGCTAAAGATGTTGCTGCTGTGGTATCGCAACTTACTGAACAAATCAATGCTATGTTTATTCCACCGCCACCACCTGTTGATCCGTTGGTGCAGTTAAGAGATAAAGAACTTGATATTAAAGCTGATGATGTGCAACGTAAACGTGAAGAGTTCGCACAAAGACAAGAGTTTGATGCTATGAAAGCTATGGAAAATAATAAACTTGCAGAACAAAGATTGGCAATTCAAAGAGAAATAGCTACAATGAAAGACGACATAGCTAGAGAACGTATAGATCAAGCTGCACAGTTTAAGGCTATGGACATAATGCGAGGTTAATTTATGAGTTCAGTCAGACAAAAAATGCAAGCTATACACAAAGCTATGCTCAAAAAAGAAGAGGAAATATTAAATGGTAATCAGCCGATCATCAATGAAGATGCAAATAACAAAGCCGAAGTCAAAGAGACTAAAAAAGAAACGGTTAAAAAAACTTCGACCAAGGCTAAAGCGAAAACTAAAAAGGTAACTAAGTCAGCTCCTAAAAAAAGAGGCAGACCTAAGGGATCTAAAAATAAATAATATAGGTGCAATTATGACAAAAGTAAAATCAAGTGTAACCATTAAAGATCAAGGAGAAGTTAAATACTCTACTCCTGAAAAAATACCTAACGGCTCTGCTCCACAACCACAAGGTTATGGCGGTGGCGAGTCAAGAGGTGGCGGTGCCGCACTTAGAGGTAAAAAGTTTAAAGGTATTTCTTAGTGGGACTTTTTAGTAAACTAGCACGGGCTGAAAGACAAGCTCAAGGAGAAGTTCCTGCTCCTGCACCTAGACCTACGCTAATTCAAGGTGGACCAGCTTTCTTCACTCCTGAGGGGTATGTACCTCCTGTGCAACCTGAACAAGCCTTTCTTCCTACCGATGTTATGCGTGATCCGATAGCAGACATGTTTGCTGCTCAACCACCATTAAATCGTGTTCCAGGACCACCTAAAATGATTGATCCTCCAAAACCACCAGATCAAATATTTATAGACGACATGCCTCCTATGAGAGAAGAACCACCTATGATAGTAGAAGAACCGCCTGTTATAGACGAACCTATCATAACTATGGAAGATATAGACAGAATAAGAAGAGAAAGAGGTGGACCTAGAAGAGGTGATATGATGCCTCCGATATTAGATCGTAACATGATTGATTATGGCTATGGTCCAGGCATTATGCCACCATTACCAGATGATTTCTTTATAGAAGAGAGTAGACCTAAATTTGAACCAATAGTGCCTGATATAATTCCTCCACAACCACCATCAATTCAAGAAAGACCATTAGGAAGTTTTGAAAATCCTTTATTTACTCAGACAGGTATAGGATTAACAGGCACACCAGTAAAGGAAAGAAGCGAGCGTTTATTAAGACAAATAGAAATTCCTAGACGTGATGAAATGTCTATAGATAGATCGCTACCACTACCAGGAAAAGACATAATGCCGATTCGTTTGCCTGAGCCTATGCCCATGTTACCCAAGCCTATGCCTATGTTACCTAAGCCTATGCCTATGCCTATGAGACCAAGAATGCCTATGCCCGGACCCATAGCAACACCTATGCCTATGTCACCAATAAATTTACCAAAAATAGAATTACCAAAAATAGAAAGAAGTGAACCAATGATGCCTAGAAGTAGAGGAATAGAGTCACTTTATTCACCTAGAATGATGATGGCTGAGGGTGGAGAAGTTGTTGAGCCTTTAGGAGAATTTTCTGAAGATTTGCCTTTAACAAATTATATTTTTAGTTTACAAAGTCCAGAACGTAGTGAGCTTGTAAATAATCTTATAGGTGTTACAGGTATTACCGTAGGAAGTGCGGAATCTATACCAATGTTTGTTAAAAGGTTGATTCAAACAGGAAGTTTGAAAAAACCAGAGGTAAAAGAAGTAATACAAGAAAGTTTAGAAAAAAATACATAACAATAAAAAATTAGGAGAGAGATAATTGGATGGTATTAAGCTTGCAGAGTATTTTTTTAAAACTTTGCGAGAAAGAGAGAGAAATGCTGTTGACATTATTGCTAGTGGCAATATAAAATCCATGGAAGATTACAAATATGTTATGGGAGAGTTATCAGCGATTCGCTCCTTACAACAAGATTTAAAAGAAACGTTGCAAATGGATGACATCGATGATTGAAAAAGTCGCAGAAAAAACACAATTTGAAAAACATAAAGAACAAATTGCAAAAGAGAAAGCAGAAGAGTCCTCAGAACTAGACAAAGCTTTCGTAAAATCAGAAGAAAGGGTATTAGATCCTAAACTACTAGACAAATCACTACTTGAA